TGTTTGATTTTAAAGGAGTGTGGTTATTGCAATTTTTACAACAACCACAGAACTCCATGTTAATTACTACTTGCTTCGCAAAGAAGCCGTTTCTGCTGTAGGAGCCGGAGTCGTTGTCGGTCTATATCCACCATTAACAAGATACAATTCGTTGGTATACTTGTTGTAGTGTATCTCATAGATTCCGGTTCCCGCCAAGTTTGCAACAGTCACAGGCTCATTGTTATAAGCCAGTAACGGACGAGTATCACCGTTTGTCCCAATCAAGATAGGAAGAGTTGCTGTTGTTCCAGCCGGGATAGCTTGACGGAGATTGACATAGAAACCGCCTACATAATCCCGGTTACGAAACGCATGGTTCGGAAGCTCTAATGTCACGTTCTCCGTCCCTACCGTCACAGCCACCGTTGGCAAGGTGTTAAAGTTTGCCCTGCCAAGTGAAGGGAACGGAAAAGGAAATCCTGTAAAAAAGTTAGGCCACATAATTACCTCCTTTCTTACCCGGATCAACCCCAGTAGTTATTGCAACCACATCCGTAACCGCCGCGTCCATAAGCCGCGTCACCGGCATAAGCACCGAAAGCGGCCGCACGATAGGTATCAAGATTTACACCTACAATATTGGGATATTGCACTGGTACAGTCTGAGGCATGCGGCATTTTATTCCATCAACATCAGATTGAAGGGACTGTAATCCCGCTACCAAAGGTGCAATCTGCTGAGAGACATTATTCAGGATAGTGGCATTCTGATTACGCTGTGATATTTCAGCAGTCAATGTAGCCTTTTCCGCTGTCAGGGCAGTAATCTTGTCCTGTAATGCCTGATTCTGCATAGCGTCCAACTTGGCAAGGACTGCGTTGGTGTTGGCCAAATTACTGTCACGGAGCGACAAGGTGTTCTGGTTTGCAGTATTTACCAATGTATTGGTCTGATTACACATTGCAAGCTGGTTCTCATATCCCATTGTGGTAATGGAGTTCTGCGTTTTGCAGCAGCAATCGGCTAATTGGGTTGCAAGAGCCGAATTTCCAGACTGGATGCTGTTAATAATCTGCTGCCCGGTCATACCGATCTGACTGCCGATGTTACACAATTGGGTAGATACAGCATTGATGGCGGATTCAATTTGTCCGACAGAACAGTTAATTGAACTTGCCAGTTGATTTAAGTCAACCCCATTTCTTTGAATGGCAGACATAATCATTTCACGTTCCGTTGAATTACTGTTGTTTCCGCCTCCAAAACCGAAGTTGCCGTTGCCAAAGATGGCAGCAATCACAATCAACGCAATAATGTCCTGAAAACCGCCGTTGTTCCCGAAGAAACCACCGTTACCGCCTCCACCGTTCATTAATCCCATGAGGTAACCTGTGTCAATACCCCTGTTCTGCAAAGACGGAAGGATTGATGCAAGTAAGCCGTTACTCGTTCCACCTGCCCCGTCTTGATTAAATACATAAGTTTTTTCCATTGTATTTTAAATCTTAGTTACGGTCAATATCAACCGCATCGCAAATGTCGCAAAACAGTAATTGTATTGAATGGTAGAATGTTGTAGGCTTGTTGTAAAGTTGTTGTTAAACTGTCTGATTTTTTTTACTTGTTCCCTTTACCGATTAAAAAATTTACGGATCATTTGATAATTTCGGCGGGAAAAGCTTGATGCGCCGGGAATCATATCCTATTCAAAAAAAATACGCTGCCAATTTCTTGACAGCGTACAAATTCTAAGGGAAGCTATAATGATATTGAAAGGAGCTCTTCACCTAACTTGTGTAATGCCTTTTCTAATTTCAAATTTTGCTCTGGCTTAGGGTTTCTATTACCTGACGCATAATGCCACAATTGCTTTTGATTGATACCAGTAATACGCTCTAATCCGGCTTTTGTAAATATGCCAGAATAAAAATCCAAGAGGGATTTTACATCCATTTTGAAAATTAACTCATAATCCCCTTTGAGTTCTTCCGGTATATCGCAACCAAGTTCTTTGCATTCAACGATAAAAGCTTCTATGGCTTCTATCATATTCATTTTTATTTCATCCACGGTCTTTCCGGTGGCAACTATGCCTCCAAGGCCTTCAATAAAAGCAGAATAATTATTTTCTGCTCTTTCAATAATAATTTTCAATGATTTATTTTCCATATTGTGCCACATAAAACTTAATAATGCCATCTTATTAAAAGAGGTACGGAAACAGCAGGACTATTTAAGCCCTGCTTCCCTTAAAATGGAATTTAATGTCCCGTCTTTCAGATCATTGCTTAGGTTACCCGGTATAACTATAGGCCTTCTGGCTCCTTTCTTATAAAATATCCGGTGATCCCCACGCATTCGGATGAATTCCCATCCATTATCTTCAAGCAAGGAAATTACTTCCTTCACTTTCATTACCACGTGTACCTCCTTTTTTAATTTAAAAGTACCCTTCTTACAACGAAGAATCGACAGCACAAAGATAACTATTTTTCTACTATTAGCAAATAAAATGATAACTATTTTTCTACAAAAGCAAAATAATTACACAAGTTCTATCTATAGGCATATTTCACCGCTTTTTCTTTGCAGTTTCAGAAATTGTTCGTGAATGTAACTTTTAAGGCATAAAAAAGCTCCGATAAAGCGACCAAGGCTAATAATTGCAAACAGAAAACTGTATTTCTATTTTTTTTGCATTTCCACAAACTTACCACTATCCTCCCATATTAATACAAAAGTATTTAAAGAAGATCCAATTGTAGAGCTAACATCAATCATTTTATATCCATACAAAAAAGCAAATGGGAAAGAAAAGCCGTCTGGTTTATACATAGCTATAACTAAATATTTCCCATTATCAACATTTTCAAATGTGTTAATACCCACTGTACTATCAGATACATACTTAGGAGTTAAAGCAGTTCCATCTCTAAGAACTATATGCCCATCATAAGCCAAAGCGTTAACGGATGCTTCCTTATCAAAATTTTTTGCCTCTTCATAATCATATAACGCCACAATACTAGGAGATGCTATTTTTGTATCTTCTAAATTTTCATACTTCCAATACAAATTAATCATTACCTTTTGAGAATTTGCAGACTCATCATCAGAACATCCAATAAAGGTAAACAACGGCAACACCATTGCCATAATAAATAAGAGCTTCTTCATTTTAAAAACGTTTTTAATGATTAGTAATTTGCCGCAAATATAAGGCCG